GTTCTGTATGCAATTCTTTTTGTGCATCTTCCTCTACATCGTATAATTTCATCTTTGCACGGTCAATTCCCACCACAAAATTGCGATTCTTTACAGGGTCATTATAACGATTCTTGAGTTGCTTGACTTTGATTTGATTATGTTCTTCCAATTCTTCAGTAGAAATCAACGCAAACATAAAATCAGCTGTTGCAGGAAGTCCAAATGATTCAGCAGTATCTTCCAATCCTACATCCGTTGACATAAACCCCGTTCTATTCAATTGGGTTGCAGATACAACTGGAACATCCCATTCTACTGCCAATCCTCTCAACTCTTCTGCAATCGCCTTGACTACAAAATAAGACCCTGCACTAATGTTGTTTTTATATCTGATTGATGTACAAAGGTTTAAGTAGTCCATGAATAAAATGTCTGGTATAAACCCCTTCTTAATCTTCAGTTCGTTCATCAACGCACGAAAGTTATTAACAGATGCAGTTGCAGTAGGATACTCCTTTACAATCAATTTTCCTTTAATTTTATCTCTCAATTTCCCTATCTTTTTTTGATAAGATTCCTTGGGCATATCTTTCAACATATCCATAGGAATATTCATGAGATTTGCATCAATTCTTTCTGCAATCCTTTCCTCTGCCATTTCCAAAGTTATATAAAGAACATTCTTATTGTCAGATAAACAATTTGCGGCCATATGACACATAAACAAGGATTTACCTATCCCTGTTCCTGCAAGTGCAATATTGAGCGTTTTTCTTGGTAATCCTCCACCTGTAATTTTATTGAAATATTCTAAATCAAATGGTATTTTTTCTTCTTTTTTCCGATAGAAGTCAAACCGTTCATCAGAATTATCAAGATAGTCATGACCAATATGAGTATCAAAACTAACGGAAAGAGCGTCACTAAGAATAGTAGGGATAGCGTCTTTGGTATAATTTGATTTTTTAGTTTCGTCAAAAATCCCGATTGAATTGGTGATTGCGTTGTAAAGGGCCTTGTCTTGGCAGAATTTTTCACTTCGTTCCAATAACCATGCAAGACTTTCTTTGTCTTCTTTTGACCACCTATCTTCTGCATCTTTGAGTAATTCCGTTGTTGTTTGAAAATGTTCTTCTGTTAAATCATTTCTCTCATTCAGTTCAATAATAAGTGCTTCTTTACTAGGAATATTGGAATACTTATTGAAGTATTTTCTTATCTCTTGAAATACTGCTTTTTCTGAAAACTGACTAAAGTATTCTTCTTGTATAAATGGTAGTGTCTTCCTTGCATATTCTTCATTATACAACAGGCTTCGCAAAATGATATTTTCTAGTCGTTCCATCTTCGCTTTCTTCTTTCTGTTTCTCAAGCTCTTCATTAAGAATGTTTATATAAATTTGTCCTAACATATATTCAAATTCCTCCCCTTCCTCATCAGTAAATTCTTTATCTTTAAAATCTGGTGGAATCCCAATCATTTCATATTCATATCGTGCTTTAGTTGTTCCATCATCATTGTCCTTGTCCGCCATTTGGAATCTACCAAACGCAACCGTGATTCCTGCAAATGGGCCCAATTCAATAAATATACAACATCTATCCTGATCTTCTGGGTCAGGTATTATTCTATGATAATTCTTTATCTGTTCCGGCGTCAATTCCATCATATTCATCTTCATTTGTTCTACCATAAGTATACTCTTTTTTGGTGTAATTGTCAAGTTGATTGAGAATGTCTTCTGTAAAATACTTTTCTGGTTCTTTGAGGATTTGTTTTCCGAATAATTTTGAACCATCTGGAAGTTCAAATCTTGTTGATACTCTTTTAAAAATTCCTGCGGCTTCGGCCATCTCAAGAAGTCCATAATACTTACTCAAACCATCATTATAAGTCAATAGAACATCAACCATTTTGTTCTCTTTTGTTAATCGTGATTTGTTCATCTTACAATGAATGATATTTCCAATTACCTCTGTTCCATCCTTCTCTTTTCGTTTGGACAAGAACACGATAGAAGATGCGGCATATTGCATTGCAGAACCACCACCCATAACTTTAGTTGGATACATCGTGCCAATCTGGTCATAGACATGATTGGTTACTATAAACGGAACATTCACTTTCGCAAGTCTTAGGGTGAGAACACGAAATGCACCCTTGATTACTTGAGCCTTTGTCATGTCTTTTTTTCCAGTATCTTCGGAGATATCTGCCATTTCTTTAACTGTTGATAACATACCCAAAGAATCCAGACACATCATCAAAGGTGGTCTTTCCGACTCATCTATTTCACCATGTTTTTCTAGTATCTTTACTGCTTGATGACGAAACTCTTCAACAGTTGCAACTGGCATATGATATACTCTTGTAGTATCAATTCCACGTTCCTTGAGCATTTCACTTGTCAAAGCAGATTCCGATTCAAAGTAAATACATCCACCAGTAGGATTCATATCAAGAAAATGCTTGACTAATCCCAAAGTGAAAAAGGTTTTACCAGTTGCAGACTCTCCAGCAAGTGCAGTTATCTTATTTGCAGGGAGTCCACCATATATTGAACCAGATAAAAGTGCATTGAATACATAAGAACCTGTATCTATGTATTGTGAAACATCACCTCCAAAAATTCCATTATCAACTAAACTACCATATTCATTACCTGCCGCTTTGGCCAGATCTTTCATATAATTACTCATAATTTTCCTTTCAATTTTTCAAAATCCATGTGGTTTATCCCAAAAATATATTATCTGACTCATCCAGCACATCCAAATTAAATTTTTCCAGAACCATGTTACAAAATATGTTTCTATCATTTAACTTTCCCCATTTCTTGTATTTTATCACAAAGACCCAATTTCTTGGCCTCTTTTGCATCCAACCACACATCATGTGCAGGCATAAGTTGTGCTCTGATTTTCTCTTCTTTCAGTTCTGTACATTTTTTGTAATGATTCATCAATCGTATAGTAGTCAAATCAAACTCCTTAACACGAGCAAACAATTCATGTTCTTTGCCCCAACTACCCCAAGAGTATTGATGAGATAGAATTGATGTATTTGGTGTAAGAATACGTTTTCCTTTTGTTCCTGTAATGAACATCAACAACCCACACGATGCAATCATTCCCATACCGATTGTACGTATTGGAATTTTAGACCCCATCATGACATCCAGAAGAGCAAAACACGCATTCAAATCACCACCAGGCGAACAAATTCCCAATGTTAATTCTTTGTGTTTTTTCTCTTTACTGAAATTGGCCGCAATAATCCAATTAATTACTGGAGCCATTGTTTCCATAGACACCTCACCCATGAATACATGAAATCCTCTTTGAAACAATTCTGCGTTAGGATCTGTTGTGCTTTGTGGTTTTTGCCCTTTTTCTTCATCTTCTGTCATCATTTACCTTTCAGCTTTTTAAATAAATCCCACGTAAGGATTTTAAAATCGTTTCCATCATCATCTGAATATTCTGCTACATTTTCCTTATCTATTACCTCTTTGTCTGATAAATCAGGCATGACTGTAACAGTCCTAGTCGCCATTTTTCGTTCCCTCCGATAATCCCTCAATGAAATATTTGCAGCAATCACAAGGACAACTGCAAGAGGGTCAAATACAAAGATGAGAAGTATAATTATCCAACGAACAGCTTCTTCAAGTTGCGATTCACTCACATCATCATATAACATACTCGCTACATAACGAATCGGCCCAACTTCTACAAGCGCAAGATTCAGTTCAGTTTTCAATTCATACTTCTCATCCGTCAAACCATCAATTTCTGTTTCTAAAGTTGTTATTCTTGTCTTCAATAGACTCGTTTCATTATCCATTGCACCAATCTTGGCCAGTCCTTTTGAGATTGCACCAAGTTCAATGTATCTTTGGAGTGCTTTATCTAACGTATCTAATCTTCCTTCATATCTTCCTACCTGAGATTTTCGTTGAACAACCTTTAATTCTATTCTTTCTATTCGCTCTTCCAAGAGGGCGGTAGGACTTGATTGTTGTATATGCGCTCTTGAAAGAAATCCAAATATCCCTAATGATGTAATCAACATCAAAACAACTACAGCTATAATGAAATAGGATTTGATTGTGTTTGGTGCAGATTTCCAATTTTGAAAAGTCCAACTTGCACATACTAATTTGCCTATTTCAAGTGTTACCGCCATTACAGCAATTGCTAGTTTCTCGGCAGCAAAAATTGCAGTCAAACCAACAATTGAATAATAGGCCGCAACTGTACTTATTGCAAGT